GTTGCCATAATGTGCTCTCTCACTTATTGCCCTTTTTAAAGTTGTGATAATTTCTTAATGCATCTTTTTGAAGTTCGCGAATAAAATTCATTCTAGCTTGCAACTGCTTTTTTATAACCTTATTTTTTTCTAAAGTTTTTCTTTGAAATAATTCTTCAAATCTTTGCTCATATTGCTCCGCTCTTTTTTTCCATGCTGACCTGTTCATATATGCCCCTCAAGGTAGTCAATTATTAGGTCTACCGCCTCCGTTGCGCCAAATCTTACATCAGCAAAGTAGCCTTGACCTGTCAGAAAATTTATAAAGTTAATCTGCTCTTTACTTGCCTTATTGCTATTTACTTTCAGCTCAATAAATAAGCCCGAATAACCATTTCTCACAACAGGCAAAATTATATCTGGCACGCCAGCCTTTAAGCCCGATTTTTTTGCCTTTACCGCTTGACCAATATTTAGTTTTACACCATTAAGAGTCGCAAACATATATTTGAGTTCGGGGTACTTTGTTTGAGCCGCCTGTGCCCACTCAAATATAAGTACCTGTTCTTCGTATTCTGATTTTTTCATAATTCCTTTTTAAAACCCCCGACCATGCGCAGGGGTTATAGAGAGAATTTAGTAAATTTATCGTTTTTAGTTGCTATTTGCATGGTGCTGATAACATAGAATTTTTAAGTCTTATTTTGAACTAAAGTTTTCTTAAGAAGTAATTATTGCAGGTATTTAATTTTTTTGGCTGATGAAACCTTAATAGGTGCTGATGGAATAAGATATTTTCCTGAACGTCCTCAATCTTTTCATTAAGACGCTTGTATATGTTTTTATTATTCGTCTCGTCACGCTTTTCAATGAGAATTTCTAATTGATCTAATAGCTCTTGATGTCTTTGTGCGGCAATTTTTAAAAACTCATACATACGTTTATTTATTCATCAATAGCGCTAACTGTCCAGCCCCTATACATTTTCTTCCACTTATAATTATCGCCCCGCATTGTTCTAAGGGATTCGAGGTCTAATATTCTTGAGCATTTGAAATAAACGCCTAGAAAGTTTTTGTAATCGACCAATTTAACCGATTCATCGTATTCGTATTCAGCTAGATTTTTATATAGAAACTTCATTGATTCTAGGTAATCGAAGTAAGTTTCCATGTTTCCAGTTGCCCTCATATCAAAATCAACCCAAGAGTGAAATAACAGGTGATAGTAAATATTTTCTGGCAATTTTTTTATTGTTTGTTTTGATTTAATTCTTTCCAGCATCCCCATTAAAAACCTCTCTTTGTTTTTTTTGCGCCGCTTACCATAGCCTTGTAATCTTCAACATAATACTCATTGCAATCAACAAACATCCCAACCTGAGGGTTGTATTTCATTTCATAGAATTTCTTATTTGACTTAGAGTGATATCTTGCCTTTTCAACAAAAAGAAAATTTCTAAGCTCTCCCTCGAAATAAACTTGATTCATAACGTAGTTATAAGATCCAATATTAATAGCTGTTGCCGAGCCTCTGACATTGTCGCCGTTTAAAAGGTTTGGATCAGCCATTTTGCTTGTGTGAAAAAACACTAGCACTGGAATATCTAGCTGGTCGGCTATTCTTTTAAGACCTCGCAGCATTGATGATTGCTTGTTAATAAAAACCTCTGATAGATGACTCGTAGTAAAATTATCAAAAATGAACATTTGCGCCTCAGACTCTTTTAAGATTTCCCTAATAAAATCCATGACCTCATCTTCGTTTAATGGATTCATCTCAAGCTCACTTACAACCAGCAAGTGTTCCATGAGGGATTTTAGCTTTTCCTCAGTTTTACAAACTCTGAGCATATTATTGTTTAGATCATATAAATATTTTGATCGACGTTCCTCACTGATAAGAAGTATTATATCTTTTCCTTGATTAAGAAGCGGCGCAATAATTGATCTGGTCATGGTTGACTTACCAATCCCCTTACCGCCTACAAAGGTATGAAGCTCACCACGCTGAAAACCACCATGATGATCAAAGGCCCTCAGACCCGTTTTAAAGCCTCCGGATTCTAACCCTTGCCTTACCCTTAGTCTTTCGTCCAAATCCAAATAACCCGTCTTTACGGTGCTTATATCACGCATTTTTATTGCCCCTCAAACATTTCAAAGTATTTTTCATAATATTGCACCGCACGATTCTTTTCGAATATGTCATCGAACTGGCATTTCCATATTTTTCCATCTGGGAAACTGTATTCTGTGTTTACAGCTACGTTAAAAATCTTTCGCCAATCATCTAGGGTTTTGAAATTTTCTATTTCTCGTAACAGAAGTTTTTTCCGTTTTGCGTTTATAGTCATAACTTTTGAACGATCAAATTCATTTGCTTTTGAATTCCATAGATCAACTATCTGGTCAGGCAACTTGTTGCCGGTGTTCCCTTTTTCTTTTACTTTCTCTTTTTCTTTTTCTTTTTCTTTTGTGGCTACTAGTAACTCGGAGTAGGGTACTAGTGGGGAACTATCATCTAAGTATCTAAAAGAACTGGGTTTTTTAATTTGTTGATGTTTTAGGAAATTTGGAACGATGCAATATAACTCCTCCCTCTGTTTTACCATTTTTATGAGATTTTTTTCCTCTAACTCACCAAGCCAATTAGTGATTTTTGATGCAGGAAATTCGGAATAGGGGAACAAGTTTGACTTTAAGTATACGGGGTCGCACCTACTAACACCGCCATCGTCAGATAAATTCCATATTCCAATAAACAGTAGTTTAGCATCATTACTGACCCTTCCTATTTTTTGGTCACTCCAAAAATCTACTTTTATCATTCTGTTTCTAGGCATCTTCTGATGCCCAGTTAGCAGGAACTAGTTCAACCTCAAGTTCATCGCTATAGGTATTTCTTGAGATAACAACATCAAATTGTTCCCATTCGCTGCTTTCTAAATATTCAGCTAGTAATTTAATTTCTGATTTTTTTAAAAATGAACCGTTTTGCATAATGAAATTCATGCTTTCCCCTTTGTGTTTAGTTTAGGAGAAATTTTTATAATAGACATTTACTTTAGTAAAGTGTGGTGGTAAATAATTCATCGGAAACCCTTTCCAGTTTAGTTTAAAGCTCTAGGTTTGATGCAAGTTTTCCTAGGGCTTTTTTATTCCCATTGCGATTCCCAGTTCAAACCAAACTTCTCTAAGCACTTATCAATATCGCTAGCTGCCATTTCAATTCGCTCCATTATTTCTTTATGTGTTTTTTCACAGGCTTCATACTCATAAAAATGAAGTGGCTTAGCTTTGCATCTAGGTTCATACTGCGCGTAGATAGCCACCTTTGCGCCTGATACAAGCATATTAAACTGACATTGAAGCTCATGCTCTTTTTTGATGTTATCCTGAGCAACAAATTTAACGTAGTTACTTGGGTTAAAAGTAGTTTTTATCTCGACAATTTTTACTATGTCGTCGTCATTGTTTATAATTAAACCATCAGGAGAACAGCCATAACGCATAGATTCATCACCATAAATAAAGGGCACTTCGATGATTGGCTCTTTGAAGTAGAATTCATACGCAGATCTAGCAGCGTCTTCATGGGTGTTACCCCAATCCAAGGCAGCGGCAGATATGTTCATTTTCTCTTGTGTGACTATTTGGGAGACTAGCTCAGCAATATAAGTTTTATAAGTCTGTGCTGTTGGCTTCGCCAAAAGCTCTTTGCATTTTGATCCTGAAATCACGCCTAGCTTTGCTTTGTGCCATTCATCTGACTGTTGAGTAATATCATCTAGGTTAAAACCTAGTTTTGGCTCGATTGTTTTGTATAGATTTTTTATGTCGGTTAGTTTCATTCTTATTTCTCCATGTAAATTTACCAGCTTTTTCAGTAAAAGCTCTTTCCTTTGTCCATCCACGCTTAAGCCTACATTTTATTAACTCGGTGTTTCCGCCAAGCCTTATAGAGGCTTGCCTAGCAGTTTCTTTATTGTCAAATGGATTTAAGGTAACGTTTCTTCTATTTGCGGATTGCTTGCTTTTGCTTATCCAGACACAATTTTCTTTCGAATAGCCCTTGTTGTTATCTACTCTTTCTATAGTGTGATCATTGGAAGGTCTTTTGCCCATATCTTCAAAAAATTTTATGAAAGAATTTTTCCACTCATCCGACATCACAATTCCTCTTCCACCGTAATTTTTATAGGAATCTAAATTCTTGTTATAGCACCTTTGTTTAATTCCGCACCAGATATTGTATTCTGGTGTTTTGTTCATGTTGTGTTTTTCGTATACTTTGAGACCGTTTTTAATTTTATAATGCCTTAAATTTTTAGATCTTTCTGCGTGGTATTTGTCGCAACATTTTTTGCATGAGGAATAAAAGCCATCCTTTTTGGTTTTATCGCTCCTAAAAAAAGCAGATAAATTGTATTCTTTGTACGTAATTTTGCACTTTGAGCATTTTTTAGAATTAATTTTCATCGCCAATATCCTTGGGTAAAAACTGGCTAATTTCAGCTATTATTTGGTCGGCTTCAGTAGTTGAAAAATCCTTAATAGCTTCAATGGGTCGGTTAAATTTCCTAGTGGCGTGAGAGCAAACTTCGTCTTCATTTCGTTCAATTTTGCCCAAGAGAACCAGTATTTCTTCTAGTTGATACTTTGTAATTGGCTCAAATGGCGGCGAATCAATTCTTACACCCTCTCTGGGTAAGTCATTGGAACTATATTCAGCAATTTCTATACCGTTAAGAATATCGGCAAACTTTGATTTTATAGCTTGGGTTCTGGCTCTATACCTCATCATAGTTCTTTGGTATCTATTCCATGTTGGACTTTTAATTTGCGCCAACTTCATATCATCCAAAGTAAAATAATCTTCTTGAACTATTGGGTCACCCTTTCTTTTTATTCTGCATATTGCGGCATATGGTATTGCCTTTAGGTTTTTATTTTCTACGCTTATTTTATTCCCATCATCGTCAACCCAAAACTCTTCTATCTCTTCTAACTGTCCAGTTGACTGTATAAGACTAAGTGGCAGGTCTCCAAAAATGGCAGGCTTTCCATGAACTACATACATCATCTTAAGCCCCACCATCGGGTCAATCCCTAGCGATTTGCAGTTTTGAATGGCAATGACGACCTGTTGGGGATTTTTAAACGTATCACTTATCAACCTATTTCTAATAAGCTTATCAGCTAAGACTAACTGGCTTTCGATAGTATCAAGTTCAAATTTCCCCTCCTTATTTGTAGTTAATAATTGCTTTGGTTGTAGTTGGTCAGACATAAAGTCTCCTTTCATGTGCTTTAAAATTTACGACATTGTGAATCTTTGCCATTTCTTCAAATGTCGTGCGGCTTTTTTCTATTGTGCCTCGCAATAGTTGTAGTTGGTCACTCATTGGTTATTCTCCTTAACTCTTGCGAGTGTTTTTCTTGCTAGCTCTCCATCAATCTCGTAAGCTTCGTAATTACGAACACACTCCATCAACTCCGCAATAATCTCATCCTTCGCTTTGAGTTTGGCTTGGAGTTGCTCGATCTCTTTTTGCCGCTCATCGTTAACCATATTATATATAGTTCTTTCTTGACATAGATAATTTATTATCCTTTGCTCCAATACGTTCAATTGTTTATTGATGCTTTTTGCGCTTGGCGCTTCGTAAGGTCGACCATATTCATAACTTTCATAGCAATAATAACAAATAGGTTTCCCTCTTACGTTTTCTCTCAATCTATACAAGGGCAATTCCGATTCACATATAATACATTTACTCATTTACTCACCTTTAATTCTAGTATTGCTTTTGCGATTGCATTCACTGTCGCTTAGTTTTAATTGGTCACTCATTATTTTCTCCTAGCTTTTTCTCTTCCCTTTTGTTGTCGTAGTAATCTTGCAGCTCACCTAAGCAGTAATCACAAATTTGTTTTAACTTCATACCTCCAAATCCCGATGGCACTCTTTCTAGGGTAGTTCTTTCATTTGTCTTGCCGCATTGATCGCATTTCATAATTTTCTCCAATTTTAAAATTATGATAAGTTTTTAGCTCGAATAACTTATCACTTTACCAAAGTTCTCCGTTAGTTATTTTCTTTTCAATGACCTTTTCAGCATCATTAATCATTTCGACAAGTAACTCAGGGTTACAGAATTCGATCAAGTCATTAAGAACTGGCTTGTATGAATCCTCACTTATTTCTATTTTTTGAATGCTCCATCCTTCGTTTTTAATGTATTCAACGACTGCAAAAAAGTAGAATGGTTTTTCTTGATTGGTATTTGGGTGGGGAAAAGATAGTTCAAAGTCAAGTTCGATATACATAATTAATCCTTTTTTTAGAGACCGCATCGGTCTAAATATAGTATACCACAAAACTGCCTCAAATACTCAGACAAGCTAAAACTTTAGAAAAATTAAGGTATGAAATAAAACTAAATTACTCAGTGTTTTTAAGGGGTTATATTACCTAAAATAGGGGTAGTGAGGTTGCTATGAAAAAAATACCTAGATCATTTAATGTGCTTGGAAAGAAAATAAAGATAACTCAAAAACTGCCAACAAAATATGCCGCTAAATATGCAGGCTGGGATTTGTATGGTCTTTTTATGTATGAAGATTGGACAATATATGTCGATCCAAATCGAAGTCTAGAACAGCAATGGCAAACGCTTTATCATGAATTACTGCATTGTGTCTTTTTCAGAACTGGTTTAGCTTTTGATGAAAGTTTTGAGGATGGTAAGCACGAACAGATTTGCGAGTCAGTTGCTGGTTTTATATTTGATACCTTTAAGGATGGTTAAGGGTCATAATTTTGACTTAGTATCTCTTTGTAAATAATCTAAAGTAAGTAAGAAGTTACAAGGAGCCACGAAGGTGCGAATAGAATGTAAGTATGACGAGCTAATGCCTTTAGCTGAAATCGAAAAAAGAATCCATCCAGATAATGAAAATAAACATCCAGATGAGCAGATAAGATCCCTTGCTAAAGTTATTGCTAAAATCGGTATCCGTCATTCAATCCATATATCAAAACAGTCAGGAAAGATAGCTGGTGGTCATGGTAGATTTATGGCTTTTAAAAAGCTTGGCTACGATGAAGCGCCTATAGTTTGGGAAAATTTTAACGACGAGCTAGAAGAGCTAAATTATAGAGCATCGGATAATCTTGGGCAGTATGCAGAGTTCAGCAATGAAGATTATGTTAAAAATTTAGAGATAGCTGGTATTGATATTCACGATGTTGACCTTGAAGAATTTGGGGTAATTAATTTTGAATTTCCAGAGGTAGAAACTCTTGAACCTCAGTGCGATGAAGATGAAGTACCAGAGGTTGAGAATCCAATTACTCGCAGGGGTGATATTTGGTTGCTTGGAAATCACAGGTTGATGTGTGGCGATTCAACAATGATTGATGATGTTGAAAAGCTAATGAATGGTGAGAAGGCTGATATGGTTTATACTGACCCACCTTATGGTATGAAGCTGGATGTTGATTACGATAAAATGTTTAAAGATGATTCGCACAAAAACAAAGGCGATAGATTTGAAAAAGTAATCGCAGATGATAGCTATTTCGATCCTACTGATATTCTAGCAATAACAGACCATGTAAAAGAAGTCTGGCTATGGGGCGCAGATTATTTTTACGATTCACTACCTCGTGGAGGTTCTCTTTGTGCATGGGATAAAAGAAATGAGAATTTAGATAAAGTTGTAGGAAACACAACTGAATACCTTTGGAGCAAAACACCTCACAGGAGAATGACAGCAAGGGTGCTTTGGAGCGGTCATCATGGTATGGGTAAGGACGATGATAAAAAAAGAGTTCATCCTACACAGAAGCCAATAACGCTGCATGATTGGTTTTTTGAAAATTTTGGTAGCAAGCATAAAAAGATTCTAGATTTATTCGGTGGCAGTGGTAGCTGTTTAGTTGCGTGTGAAAAACATAATAAAGAAAACTACTCAATGGAACTTGATGAAAAATACTGCGATGTAATAATTAATCGCTGGCAAAATTACACGGGCAAAAAAGCGACGCTAGAGTCAACTGGTCAAACCTATGAAGAACTAAAACAGGAGCGTGAAGATGTCTGACAATAAGCAAAAGAATTATGATCCCGACAAAGCTCCTTTCTCATGGGATAAATTAGATGGTCTATTGGCATACAAATCAAGCCTAGTTGTTTGTGCTGATATTTTAGATTGCCACGAAAATACAATAAAAAATCATATCAAAAAGCGCTATGGTGTGACTTTTACTGAGTATGCAGATAAAAAGCTATCTCGCACAAAGGTTAAGTTAGTTCAAAAAGCTATTGAGTCAGCAATGTCAGGGAATACTACGATGCATATTTTCTGTCTTAAAAACATTTGTAAATGGTCTGACAACAATGATTCTCAAGTTGATATTGGTAAGATTGAAATAAACATAGATAAAGAAGATGCTAATTTATGATCCAAAAGATATAAACAGAGGTAAAACTTGGCGTCAAACATAGGTTTTCAAAAGACACAAAAACAAAAGGAGGCTATCCCTTTACTTAGTAGCAAAAAATATGCAGCTTTGTATGGGGGGTCTTGATCTAGGTCAGGTAAAACTTTTATTATTGTTTATGCCTTAATAATCCGAGCATCTAGGGAAAAATCTCGACATGTAATTGTCAGGCGAACATTTGCATCGGTTAAAAGATCAATCTTTTTAGATACTCTGCCGAAAGTCTTGTCTATTTGCTTTCCTGACTTACCTGTAAAATGGAATAAAACCGACTACTATATAACTCTACCAAATGGAAGTGAGATTTGGCTTGCTGGGCTTGATGACTCTCGTGTAGAGAAAATTTTGGGAATGGAATTCAGCACAATTTACTTTAATGAAGCATCAGAGCTGGATTATCAGCCTATGCAGACGGTGATATCAAGACTTGCACAGAAAAATAATTTAAAGAAAAAGATATTCTTTGACTTTAATCCGCCAAATAAGACGCATTGGAGCTATTGGCTTTTTATAAAGAAACTAGACCCCATTGATGATGAGCCGCTAGATAATGCTGATGAGTACGGATATCTATTAATAAACCCAAAGGATAACCTAGAAAATATTGATCCCGAATACTTAAAGATACTTGAAAGGATGCCACAGGCTGACAGGGAAAGATTTCTTGAGGGTAAATTCTCTGACAACTCTGACGGACAGGCATATTACTCATTTAACAGAGAGATTCATGTTAAAGAAATAAAAAGGACACAAGGTCAAGTATTTGTCGGCATGGATTTTAATGTCCAACCGATGACCGCAGTAGTTTGCCAGGTAGTTAATAATAAGTTTTATATATTTGACGAGGTCTATCTCAATAACAGTGACACCTTCAAAATGGTGGCTGAGCTTAAAAAGAGAAATTACTTTGGCACTTGTATTCCTGACTCAACAGGTAAGAATAGAAAAACATCAGGTAAATCGGATCACTTAATACTCAAAGAGGCTGGATTTCAGATACCATCCGTTAGGAATCCATTCGTAACAGATAGGGTAAATAACGTGAATAGACTATTTACAGATAACAGGATTATAATAGACCCTAGATGCAAAAAGCTTATTAACGATTTGGAAAAAGTTTCATGGAAGGATAACAAGTTGGATCAAAAAACAGACCCCAATTTAACACACATATCTGACGCTATGGGATATCTTACTTGGTGGTTAGATCCATTAAAGAGTAAGCAAACTTCTGACGCAAGTTTTTCGTAAAGGGAATTATGGTAAATCTATTAGATGAAAATTACGTTCGTTCAATAATATACGATATTGAGACTAGTCAAAACAGAGAAAGAAGAAGAAGAGAAATTCGATCAAATGAAATATATAGCGGCAAACTAAGGGATCATGTTGAGGATAGACTAAAACAGATATATCCGAATACATATAACTCTTTTTCATTTGCCGATCTAAACTTAACCAAAAAAATAGTTGATAAAGCGGCAAAGGCTTACAAGCAAAATCCAATAAGAGAGTTAGACACCGATCAGCAGTCAGAAAGCTATAGCTCTTTAATGCAAGAAATCGATGATTGTCACGCATGGCAGACTTTTGATGTTTACTATAATCTTCATAGATATGCTGCGATGTGGTTTAACTACTATGAGGATACTGAAGGTGAAATGAAGGTACTTCTTAGACCGTTAGCGCCATTCCAGTTTTCAAGGGTAGTGAACAGGTTTAATGAGACAGAAGTTTTTATCGTAAATTTCCCTTCTAATGATCTATACGAGACCACCGACACAGATGGCAGAAAAGCTATTATTCAGGATTCTAGGGAGGATTCTAGTTGCTCTAGGTACGCAATGTGGTCGAAAGATCATCATGTCGTAATCAGAGCCTATACAACTGTTGTTAATGGTGAGATGACAGATTGTCGCATCAAATACGAGGATATTCCCGGCAATAATGAAATGATTAATGCTCTTGGCGTAATTCCTGCTGCCTTTGCTCAGCAAGGTGATAATTTTGCGCTGCCGATACTTAACCCACTGCCAGAGCAAACAGTGGAGTTTAACCAGCAGTATTCAGTTATGCTAACCGGAAGTTCTCTTCAGACATTTGGACACCTAGTGCTTTCCCATCCAGAAGATCAGAAAATGCCAGATGAGATATACAACTCTCTTTTTACTTATTCTAGGCTACCTCAAAAGGGCGCTGATGAACCTGCCACCACACTAGATTACCTCAATCCAAGCCCAAATCTTGATTCTCAACTGCAAGTGCTTCAAAACTATGCGCATCAAATAATTACCGAGCATCTTGGTGATGGATCACAAAACATTAAAGGCTCTAGCGACTTTACGTCTGGGCTAGACAGGCTTATTGCGATGAGTGATATCACCAATATAATTGAATCGAATCAGCAAGTTTACGCAAAAGTTGAAAATCAGCTCTATCAAATTATCAAATCTTTTTATGAGGCTATGAACGATTTTAGGTTTTCCAGCGAATCAATCACTGTTAAATACCCTAAAGCTAAGCCTGCGCTTTCAGAAAAAGAGCTTTTGGAAAATATTAAGAAAAAGCTAGACATGGGATTGATTCAAAAATACGAGGCTTTACTTGCGCTTGATCCAAATATGAGTGTCGAGGCTGCTATGGATAAGATAGAGGCTGTTAAAGAGGAAAAGGCAGAGGCTTTTAACGAATTTGTAGCAATAGATGGTGAAGAAGATGCCGATCAAGAAGAATAAGATATCTTATACACTTGATCTTGAGCAAGAATTTAATAAGGCGGATATTGCGCCAAGTAAAAGAAAGTCTTTATCCGAGCTTATTGGCATTACCCTATTAGATGAAATTGTCAGTTATTTAGATAAGGGGACAACTCCTGTCTCTAAAGGCGAGTATAAAAGATCGCTATCTAAGGAATACAGAGAAAAGAAGCGCTCAGAAGGCAAGAGAAGCTACGCTGATATGCAACTAACCGAATCAATGCTTAATAATCTTAGTATCATTCCCACCAAAAAAGGCGTTGAAATAAAACTGACCGACTCACTCGAAAAGAAAAAAGCTTATAACCACAATGTTGGGGATACGCTGCCAAAAAGACAGTGGCTTCCTAATGATGAAGCTGGTGAGTCTTTTAAAAGAAGTATTATAAGCAAGGTTAAAGAGGTTATTCAAGATGCCAGTGAAGATTAAGGGTGTCAAACAACTCGATAATCGATTGAAAAGAATATTGCCGGATGCAAGGTCTAATTTTGCTAGAGAAATGAAAAAGACGATAGTAGATATAATTGTTGAAAAGATTGTGTCAGGCTTATCTCCAGTTAAAGGGCAGAATAGATACCCAAAATACTCTGATGATTACGCTAAAAAGAAAGGCAGAAGTCAGCCTGTTGATTTAGTCGATACTGGTAAGATGCTTGAAAATCTTAGGGCGAGGCAGACTGCAAAAAATACAATTGTACTAGAATTTCCAAGCGCCAAGCAGAGGAATAAGGCTATAGGTCACAATGAAGGCGCTAATAACCTCCCCCAAAGAAAAATACTTCCCACCAAAAAAGGTGAGACTTTTAAACAAGAAATCTTAAATAAAATAATCAAGATAGTTGAAAAAGCGATTAACAACGCAATAAGATAATGTTTACATAGTCAGATTTTTGGCTTTACAATTAAAGGAGTAATTAATGTCAGAAAACACTCAAGAAGTTGAGAACACGCCGAACGGTAATGACGAGAATGATTTAGCGGCACAACTTGAGCAGCTTAAATCAACAAACGAAAGGCTTTTAGCTGAATCTAAGAAGCACAAGACTCGAATGAGTGAAGTGGAAGAGATGAGGCAAAAATTAGAAGCCTATGAGCAGGAAAAGCTCGAGCAAAAAGGTAACTACCAAGAAATGCTCGAGAGAGAAAGGCAAAAAGCCAGAGAGCTTGAGCAAAAGATGCGTCAAAAAGATGACATGATTTTACAATCAAACGTCTTTAACTCTGTCGCAAATTATGCAAAAGACGCTCATGACATCAATGATTTGCTAGCACAAAAAGACTACGCAAAATTGATTGAGGTTGATGAGGACAGCTTACAGCCAACTCCTGACTCGGTTAAAAAGTTTGTAGACTCGTTGAAAAATGACAAGAAGTATTTATTTAAAGGGCAAAAAGTAGCAAGCATGGCAGATGCTAAGCCTTCTACTGAGAGCCCTAGGACGAAAACTTTAGCGCAGATGACTGACACAGAAAGAAAAGAGGCATTGAAGTCCTCTTTAAGTCAACTGCCTAGCCGTTAAAGGAGAATATTATGGCTGACGCATTAATGGGTGTAACTGAGACAAGTGCAAATGCACTGGCGCAGGTATCAGAACTTGCACAGATTTACCTACAACAAGAATCAAAACTTTTACCAACTGTTACTGACTACAGCTTTTTAGCAACAAAAGGCTCAAGCTCAATCAAGCTTCCTAGATCAGGTGGTTTCACTGTTGGTGATAAAGCAGAAAACACAAGAGTTGATTCTCAAGTAATTACTTATGCTGCTGATACTATTTCACTAGACCAGCACAGAGTTATTCAATTTCTTTTAGAGGACATTGCAGATCAGCAATCAATGGTTGCTGTAACTCAAGATGCTCTTTTGAAAGCTTCTAAAGATCTTGCTTTTGATATCGACAAAAAGATCAAAGCAGAATTTGATAATGCATCAACTTCTTCGCCTGATCACGTAATTCAGTATAACGATGCTACAAATGAAGACATTGAAAAAACCGATATCTTAGAAATGAGAAGGCTTTTAGTTGTGCAAAACATCAACCCAAGAGAGTGTTTTTTAGGTCTTGCTCCAGGGCAAGAGAAGAATATGCTTTTAATTGATGACTTCGTACATGCTGAGAAGTACGGATCAAGCATTCCGGTGATGCAAGGTGAGATCGGCATGGTTTACGGTATGAGAGTAATCGTATCAAACGTATTTGATGGAACTGACTCATACGCATGGCATCCAACTGCTGTTGGTATGGCATTGCAGCAAGGTGTAAGAGTACAAAGAGATTATGACCTGGCTAATTTAGCTTGGAGATATTCTCTAGACTACCTTGCAGGATTTGAGATTTTAGACTCTGGTAAAAGAGTTGTTAAGATCGAAGAAACAGCTTAATAGGCAAAATATGGGGGCGCATGCCCCCTTTTTATTATGGAAATACCCTATAACTATATTGAAGCTAAGAATGAAAAAGAGCTTAGAGATAAGCTTCTCAAGATTTATTCTGTGAGCGGCTATGCTTATAAAATAATAAATATATATCCAAAAGGTAAAAAAATTGTTGCGTGGTATTACGCAAGCAAAAGGTAGAAATGGCATCATCATCACACAGACATGACATGGAGAAAAGAAGCTATATAGAGTCACCTGATAGACCATCTGGTTTTTCTCAAGCTGTGGTTAATGAAAATACTCTTTCTGACCCTGTTTTTATTGTTGATGTTGGCTTTGCTTTGACAGGTTTTAGTCTTTCCAATAACAGTGTTGCAGAAAGCTTAAATAATGAGTTGGTGGGGACGTTAAGTGTTGACTTTGGCGGTCTGTCTCCCTTTACATATGAGATAACCGATAACCCCGGCAATCTTTTTAAAATATCTAACGGTAACGAGTTGAGAACTAACGCAGAAATTGACTTTGATGTTAATCCAAGTGTTGATATTGAAATAACGGTATCAGACTCAGCGGGAAGATCGTTTGCTCAAGATTTTACTATAACAGTAATTGAAACAGCTTTTGTAAGTAACTCACAAGCTGAATTTAATGGTGTTGACGAGTATATTACATTTGGTCAGTCTTTAAGGTTTCAAAGAGAGGATGCGTTTAGTATATCTTTTTGGTTTGAATTGGATAACACTTCAGGCTCCCAGGTTTTTGTAGGCAACCAGGTTAATGGTGGTGGTTTTCCCGGATATTCAGTTTATAATAATTCTGGGCAGCTATCTTTTGACTTGTATGGATCTTTCACAGGCGCAAGATATATAACGGTAGAAACAACTTCTAGCGTCATATCCTCCAATACAAGATATCACGCTTGCATGACCTATGATGGCAGCTCTAGTGCTTCGGGTGTAACACTGTATCTTAATGGAGTTTCTCAATCACTAACAGAGGTCAATGATAATATAAGCGGTTCTATAAACTATGGTTCAGTCAACTTTCAACTATCGGGTATCGATGGTGCTAACTTTTTAATGGATGGCACTCTTGACGAAGTAAGCATATATGAAATAGAGCTTTCCTCCTCTCAGGTTTCTGAAATATATAACTCAGGAGATGTAGTAGACATTTCAGATTTTTCTTCTTATTCGGATTGCTTGGCTTGGTTTAGGATGGGTGAAGGTTCAACTGCACCAAGCTTAAATGAGGAAATTAGCGGCACAACCGCAACGATGGTTAATATGAATTCAAGTAACTTTGTGAGTCTTTAATGTGGTACGTTATTAATAAAAATTTACTTCTTTTGAAAGATGAAAAGGAAATAAAAAGCGTTCCACTTTTCGCAGGATCAGATCAATCAATTATCAGATGCTGCTCTTGCGAAGATGATTTTTTTAGAGGTTTTATAAAATATTCAAAAGATGAAATACTTAAAGCTAGAAGCGAAAAAACTAAATTGCCAGAGAGATATTCTGGAGACCCTAGAGGGCAAATGTAATGATTAAAAAAAATGAAAGATTAGATATTTTACACGACGACAATGGCTCTTTTGTTGATTTTACCAAAGAGCTTTCCAGATTTAAGAGAGGAACGGCTAGTATTAGCTACGTTGCTGCTGAGGATTCATTATATATAGGCTTTTATAAGCCCATAAATTGCTTCTACGTTGACTTAACTACAGCTAACACCAATGATGTCTCTTTAACGCTGGAATACTTTAACGGCTCATTTAACGCCCCTGATGGCTTGATTGATGACACCGATGGATTTCAAAGATCAGGGTTTGTGATGTGGGAGAGAAACCAAAAGAATACTAGTGGCGATTTGGATGAGATTAAAACAACTATAAATTCGGTAGAAAAGTATTGGTACAAGCTGGATTTTAGCGGTGATACAAGTGCCATGGTTGTAAATGCCATAAATATTTTATTTTCGACTGATGAAGATTTGAAAAATGAGCTTTATGAGATTAATCAATATCTACCAAGTGGTGAAGGTACTCACCTACTTACCCACGTAGCCTGTAGAGATGAAATCATCCAAACTTTAAACCTACAAGGAAAAACCAAAGATAATAACGAGACTGGATGGAAAGAAGATATAAGTGCGTTTGATCTTCTGGATATTTCAGAAGTTAGACTGGCATCAACTTATTTGGCACTAGCTAAAATAATGTTCAATGTTTCGGATCAGATTGATGACTCATATTTACAAAAGTCGCAGATATATCGATCAAAATACAATGATATTATCAATCAGATGACCATAAGGGTGGATCATAATGATGATGGCTTGTATGATAGGCCAGAGCGTGAAAATGTCATTAGAGGTACAATCAGAAGGGAATAAATGAGTGTTTCAAGCATACTAACAAGTCTTAAAAACAGCGTTGGTGACGTTTTAGGGTCAGATTGGTCTGAATTGAATCATGTTTATAATCTTGAGGATAATTCATTTCGCACAGGTGATAATAGATATGGTGTTGGTGCGCTATCTGGTGATTCTGTAAGTGGAACGAATAAGGCAATAACGCTAGATTTTGGGTTTTTTGTTGTCTTGACGAATAGCTTTGTAAATAGATCAAGTGATGCCAATGAGAGAGAGGCTCTGTCTGTTATTTATGACCAGTTTGACTCAATAAATGAAAATGTATTTCAAAAGAAACTAAATAACGCTAATATTTTAGTAGTACAGGATATTTCTTACGATGAGCCTTTAAAGGTCGATCGAGGGGTAATTTCTGTAAGAGTGAATTTTACTGTAAAATATAGAAGGCAAACAACTTAGGAGAATATTATGGCTATTGGGATAATTACTAACGAATCGACCATTGCGCTCGTTGAAGAAGTGAGTGAAGGGGTAGAAAATCTTGCATCAGTATCTTCAACCGATTATGTAGAGGTTTTGGCTGATGGACTTGAGCTTAACAAGACTAGAGAAGAGCTAACTAGAGACCTTTTAGGTGGATCAGTTGAAACGGAGGCTTCAAGGGTTGGGATTTCTGACGTTACAGGCTCAATTCCAGTTGAATATAAGGCAAGTGCCACAGAGGGTGATGCTCCACAATCAATGGATGTTCTATTAAAATCTATTTTAGGTGGAAAAAGGCAAATTACGGCAGATCAAATAAGCGATGACACTACTCATACAGCTACCACTATATTCTTTGCAGATACATCGGCTTTTAGTGTTGGTGATATTGTTTTAGTCAAAGAGGCTGGAGCTTATGAGTGTAGACCTATTTCAGCCATAACAACCGATACTTCTATAACTTTCCCTTTTGCATTGGATAATGGTGCACCCAGCAACGAGGTTGTTGTAGCGCAAGTTACTACTTATTTTCATGATACAAATAATTCTGTGACATTTTCAGCAGAGCACAATCTAGGAAATAATGCAATTCAACAAAAAGCGAGAGGCTTAAGATGCACCTCGATGAGTGTTGAGAATTGGACAGTTGGTCAGATTCCGACAGTTAACTTTGGAGTGCAGGGACTTGACTTGGACAGGGTAGACGCTGACGCAAGTGCTTCTCCTAATTTTACAGCAGATGGGACACCGCCTGTAATGCTTGAGGCTTGTATCTGGCTTGCCGGAACTAAAACATCGTATACAGAGTTTACTTTAAATGTTGAAAACACAGTAAATTATATTCAAGATGCTTGCGATGAAGAAGGTAGAATCGGATCTAGAATTACTCAGCAAGTTGTTACCGCTTCATTTAACCCATATATGGATGATTCAAGCCTCACGGCAGATTGGGATAAATTCAATAGCAATGATGACGTATCTCTTTTTGGGTATGCATTCAATCCAACAGGAACGGATGGTGAGTTTTCAGAAATTATTGCTTTTTGGATACCTCAAGCAAAAATTATTGCAACGCCGGTAGCTGATAATGACGGTATTATAGCAAACCAAATTGAACTTAAAGCACATCGAAATTCTGGAAAAGATTCTATTTTCCTCGGATTTATTTAATCCTACCAGACATCCACACCAATACTGGGGAGCGCAAGCTCCCTTTTCTTTGCCAAAAACCTCAAATTGTTATTTAATTTTTTAAAAAGGATTCTACATGGCGAAAATACTCAGGCTTAAAGATAGGTTGAAAGTTACCATTGGAGATGTAGTTTTTACGATTGCACCACTTTCCTACCTGCAAAAGCAAGAACTAGCCAATTGCACTTCGATTAAAGGTGGTCAAGAAAGACTCGATTTAGCTAGGTCTCAGGCTCTTTATCTTAAGTATGCAGTAAAGGATATTGAGGGCGTTGAGGATTACACAGGCAAAAAGTATGAGCTTCAATTTGAGGGCGATCACTTGAGCGATGAGTGCGTCTCAGACCTATTTCATTTAGAAGAAAGGGAAAAGCTAAGCATAGCATCTTGGCAGCTTTTAAATGGCGTCAAAGAGCTTAAAGATCCTGTTACAGGCGAAGAGCTTGAAGGCGTATCTATAGAGGTTGAGTCGGGAAAGTAGTTATTAGAGATATTGGCTGCAATCTTTATATCTCTGCTTTAATTGAAAAAATAAAAGAAATATCAAGGATAACAGATCGAGATTATATTGAGATAACTTCGACCTTTATGACTATGACGCAACCTGTTTACAGGTGTCATGATTGTAAAAATAAATATAAATATGAGCCTGAGAGAAGAAAAAAATACGTGGAGAGTATGGCTTGTAACTTTTTAGCCGACAAACCTCGTCATCAATATCGACCTGAACACAATAATAAAGGCAATCCAAAGATTTCTTATAATACTTGTGTTGGTAACTTTTATTTTGCTTACTGGGCGAGTTTAATCAACTACTATCCTGATTATGAGAAAGGAATCTTGCCTTATTCAGGAAGTTTCTTCGAGCAGCCAGCTAAATTTGTCGAAGCTATGCAGTTGATACATAATTTAATAAGAGAAAATGAAAATCAAAAGTCAAAAAAAGACGAAATGCTAAGGAAAAATAGACGCAATGGCAAATGATATAAGTGTTGAAATTTCAATTGAGGAAAGAGCGGCTATAAAAGCGTTAACAACTCTGACTACCAATGTAAAGAAATTTGAGGGTGAGGCTACAAAAGGTTTTAGGGCTGCTGATAGCGCATTTAAAGTTTTTGCTGGCAATCTAGCTGCAAGAGGTGCTGAAAAGGCAATCCAATTTCTAACTGATTCGGTTGTTGATTCCGTTCAGGAATTCGCAAGGTTTGAAAAGGGTCTTACTGCTGTAGCTAAAACAACAAACTTTAGCGAAAAAGAAATAAGTCAGTTTGGTCGTGTTATCAATTCCTTAACAAAGGAAATACCAGCTACCACAGATGAGCTTTTGGGCATTGCAGAGGCGGCTGGGCAACTTGGTGTTTCTGGCATTGATAATGTTTCAAAGTTTACCGAGACAATTGCAAAACTGGGAAGAGTTTCAAATTTAGAGGGTGATTTTGCGGCAACCACTCTAACTAGAATATTAAATATTACGGGTGAGAGCGTTGGTTCTATCGATACTTTGGCGAATGTTATTGTTGATCTAGGAAATAACTTTGCAGCAAGTGAGTCTGAAATAGCGGGAATGGCTAATGAAATTGCCAGGGCTACTCAAAATTATGGCGTAAATGCCGCTGAGTCGGTTGCGCTTGGTGCAGCTTTAAAAAGTCTTGGTGTAAGAGCGGAAGAGTCTGGTGGGGTAATAAACAGATCATTTCAAGCTATTGATAAAGCTATAAGAGAGGGTGGAGAGCCTTTAAATGACCTTGTCAAGTTAACAGGTATAAGCAGGGATGAAATTGCTAAGGCTTTTGGTGAGGACGCTATAGGTGTTTTTCAAAAATTTGCCGCTGGACTTGGAAGAGTTGGTCAGCAAGGCGGTAGCATTGTTAATCAATTAAGGACATTAGGTCTCGAGGGTGTTAGGGTGACTTCTGTTCTTCCAGCGCTAGCTAATAACACTGATCTTTTTGCAGAGGCTTTAAATAGAGCAAATATTCAAGTTAAAGAAGGCGGGGCATTAAATAAAGAGTTTCAGGCAATATTAGATGACACAGACACTAAAATAACTCTTTTTAGTACTTCTGTTGATGACCTTCAAAAAAGTTTATTTTCAAAGGTCGCACCAGCATTTAATAATGTAACTGACGTATTGACAGCTTTTAATAATAGCTTAACGGCATCACTTAGTGGTGACAGAGCCGCAGAGCTTAGAGCCGAAATACAGGGCTTAGAAGCCACAATAAAAGACGTTACAGAAACAACAGGGTTTTTTAACGGATTTCTACCAGAATTTGCAGAAAATCTAAACAACTCCTTTGCCGAGGATAGAGTCAAAAGAATGAAGGCTCAAATAGAGGCTGCTAGGGCTGAGCTTGCGTCTCTTAATCAGGAAGTCGTTGGCACTTCAGAGAGGGCTGAACAGGCTACTGCACCAACTCAAAGTGAGTCGTCTGAGACCACAGGCAGAGCAGAAATAGAAATGGCTGAAAACCAAAAAATTATTGCTCAAAGGCAACAGCTATTTGCAACATTAGAACAATTGAAGCTAGACCAAGAAGTTCAAGAGGCGGAAAGAAGATTAGCACAAGGCGAGCTAACTGCTGAAAGGCGAGAGCAGGAAATCCAGAATGTAGCCAACTTTGAAATGCAAAAAGCTGACGCAGCTCTTATGGCGCAGCTTGAAAAAAATAAAAACATAAAAGATGCCGAGTCCAAAAGATTGGCTGACGAGCAAGCTTTTGCAAAAAGATCCATAGAAATAGCGCAAGCCGAACAAAGAGAAAAACAAAGACTTTTAGAGCTTGAAAGACAACAAGAACAAATCCAGTTAAATGCTGCTAGAGGTTTTTTGCAGGCAGGCTTAACACTGGCAAAACAAGGATCAAGAGAACAGAAAGTGTTACAGACTGCGCTAGCGTTAACGTCTACATATACAGCGGCAACTCAAGCACTAGCATCCCCTCCGGGTCCACCAGTAACTATACCTCTCGCAGCCTCAGTCGTCGCTCAGGGGCTTGCAAATGTGGCAAGGATAAATCGTCAGTCTTTTGCTGACGGTGGTGTTGTAGATGGTTTTAGCGGAGCATCAGCAGGTAATGACAATAGAGTAGTAAATGCTAGGTCTGGAGAAATGTTTTTAAACGCTCAACAACAGAGAAATTTATTTGAACTTGCTAACGGAAATAGAGATACAGAAAACACAATGCCAAAAACACTTGAGATAACAAGCATAGTGCAAGTTGACGAAAGAGAGATAGCTAGGGCTGTTAGAAATCAAAAACTAGAAGGATTCGCGGTTTAATTATGAGCTTAAAGTTTTTATCAAATAATTTAATAGACTCTGCCACGCTAACAGCCTCAACAGAAAATGCGCAATATCCTGTATCAAACATCAATGATCCCAGAAGAACTAAAACATTTAGATCAACGTCTAATAGCGATAATATTGTTATTGATTTTGGATCAGCAGAAGAAATAGATCACTTTGCTATTGTTGACAATTGGCAGAATGGTTTTGGTGTTACATCTATAACTATAGAAGGAAACGGCACAGATAGCTGGGGCGCTCCTGCATTTTCAACAACCGCAACACTAGATACTACTTTTGGCGTTTCAATAAAAGCTTTTGCAAGCGCTCAAACTTATAGGTTTTGGAGAATAGTTTTAACTTCCACTTTGGGATATTGCGAAATAGCAAATATGTTTCTGGGGAAGGCTACTCAGATCACCACTAATGGCTTGGCTTATGGCTGGCAATATAGAAATAACGATCTTTCCAGAAAATCATCTAACAGATATGGTCAAAGATTTGTAGACGATATTGGCACACAAAAGTTTCTCTCGAATCTGCAATTTCAAGTAATGGATAAGGACGAGATTGATTTGGTGTTGAGTGTCTATGATCGCAATAGAGAAGTGAAGCCTTTTTTTGTTGCGCTGCCTCTTGAAAGTGATTCCTTGTTTAATAACGACGATAGGTTTAATGGTTTTTATTATTTTAATGCTGAGCCTAGAGTCAACAACATTAACTCAGGCTACTACAACACGACCTTAAACCTCATAGAGGCTAAATAATGAGCTTTATTGTGGTAGATGAGCTAAAAACAACACTCTCACAAGAGATTAATCTTTTATATGATCGAGTTTATCAAATTGATGGTATATCAGTGAAAATTTTAATGTTCAACGCTCCAAGCGGTACGTTTACCGTATCTTTAAAAGATTCTGACGATAACACTCTAGCATCAGACACGTTTACGAGCGCAGAAATAAAAACAGCTCTTGGCACTAGTGACGATTATGCTTACTGCTTTGTGCCTATTAGTATTTATGCCCCATTGAAAAAGGCGAGTTATACGCTAGAGCTTTCTGCTAGTGGATATACCTACGCAGAGAATAGCTTTATAGGGTGGATAAAGTCATATGAAAATGTTTACAATAGTATAAGCGGCAATCCTGCTAATTATACAGCAAACCCCTTTGATTTTTTATTGCATGAAAGGGTTAGAGAGGACTTACTAAGATGACGATAAGAATATTTGATTTTAGTGATGGCTTTACAAGTTCCGCTGCACCGACAGAAGAGAAAATAGAGGCAAGTAAGCTTCCAAGCTATGCGAGTGATGCTGCCTTTGTTTCAGCTGAGGGAACTGCCACTGATGGTGATATTTACTACAATACAACAGATAACAAGGTTAGAATTTATGAAAATGGCTCATGGGTCGAAAATGCTTCATTTGAGGCTTAATATTATACGTTTATTGGTATTATTTTGTTTTATACCTTTATCCGTATTAAACGCCAAAACTCTGAAAGTTGATACTCTTACACCGTCAATTACTAATGGCGACTTAACACTCCAAAAAGATGGCACTGGAGACATTGTTCTGGGTTCTGGTACAGGTGTGGCGAAGCTTTCTAGTGGAGTTCTCTCAGAAAGTGACGTTAACCTCACAAGCGAAGTGACTGGCATTCTACCAATTGCCAATGGAGGTACAGGATCATCAAGCCAAAACTTTGTTGATTTAACAACTAGTCAATCAATAGCAGGTGATAAAACCTATTCAGGATTAACGACTTTTAATGGTCAATATGTAGCCATCTCAACTACTAACGGAAATAGACCATGCCCTGTCATGAGTGCAGCACAAAGAGATGCTATCAGTTCGCCAGCTGAGGGCGATTGTGTTGTAAGTACGGATGATAATCAGGTTTATTTTTACCTTAACTCTGTTTGGTCATTAACTGGCGGAAGCGGATCGGGCGGGATTAATTATTTAGATGGCGAAAACTCAACCGCAGAGGCAACGGCTGGAGATTGGGCAGCATACGCAGATGCGGCTGGAGTCCTTCCAGTTGACGGCACAGGCGGATCAGCTACAGTAACAATCGCAAGAAATACTACTACACCGCTTCGAGGTGATGGTGATTTCGTATTAACTAAAGACGCTTCTAATAGACAAGGTGAAGGCGCAAGTGTTGCATTCATGATTGATAAAGCAGATCAAGGAAAGACTTTAAGGATTAGCTTTGACTATACTACATCAACAAATTATGTAGACGATGATGTTCAAATATTTGTTTATGACGTAACTAATTCAAACTTAATCAGAGGAAATGGTGAGCTTTTAAAAGGGATAACTGGAAACTCTACTCACTATTACCAATTTCAAGCAGCATCGGATTCGACTAGTTATAGGTTAGTTGTTCATGTTGCTAGCACCAATGCCAGTGCTTACACAATTAACTTTGATAATGTAAGGGTAAGTCCTGCGCCTTTGGTTTATGGTGTGCCTGCGACTGACGAAATTGATATAGCTTCGGACATTTCTTTTTCTGCTTTTGGAGGTTCAGAAACTATAGATCTAGCTGTATATAGAAGAGTCGGCAGAACGGCACACATCGAAATTCAAGTGACCCTAGGGGCGACTCCCAGTGGAGGTATGCAGATTATTCTTCCAAGCTATTTACCGATAGACAGAGACGAAGCACTTCTTTTCAAGCCCGGGTCGGTTTCTGCTAGAGACACAAGCACTGGAGGCTTGCACGAGGGAAGCGTTTTGATCTCAGATACAGATACCTTGGAATTTAGGGGAGATGATGGCTCGGGTGGCTGGAACGCTACAATACCTTTTACGTGGGCTTCAGGTGATACTATTTTCATAGAAGTAACAGTCCCAATCCAAGGCTGGTCTTCCAACGCTAGAATAAGTGAGGACTTGGGTGGGCGTGAAGTTGTATTGCAAGCGTCTAGGTCAGGCTCTAATCAAACGGTAGGAACTTCGGAAACAGATATTATTTTTAATAACGGCATCACAGACGATTTATCAATACTAAATACGACGACAGGGATAGTAACACTGCCCGAATCAGGATTTTATGATGTTAGTTCGATATTAAGGGTAGATACTGGGGGTACTGCACCTACGCAGCTTATTTTTTATATCGACCACAGCGACTCAAGTGGCTCCTTAATACAAAGATACACATTTACAGCAAGGACAGACCTAGATTCTAGCTCAGCACATTTTGACAGTGGGGATATTGTCATAAAAGGAAGCAGGGGAGATCAAATTAACATTGTGGGGCAATCATCTACAACAAGCTCAACACTACTTACGTCAAGTTTATTTAAAGTAGCCAAAAGATCATCACCTCAAACACTCTACCAAGATGCGTTTATGGAGTGTCAGACTAAGTTTTTGAGTGCTGATGTTACATCTAATAACACAGATATCGCAGACTTGAGATTTAATAATGTAGACATTGGTAAGCCGCACTCGATAATATTTAGTGCGTACTTTAATAGCTTGACCACAAACACACAGAGTGAGTGTTGGGTTTATAATGGGGCAAACCCTACAAGACTTGCTACTAGAAGAAGCTTCTATGCCTCAGCTGATGCGAGTACACGTCACACAACTGCCTCTGCGATTAGATACCACACAGCGGTAGATGATACTTATAACGTTAGATGCTCAATAGGCTCAGGTTCTGTAAGGCAGGGGGATGAGACTTACGTAACTCTCTGCCAACTACCAAGTGGTACAATATTAAATTCAAATAGATGGGATTAGTATGCAAGACAACGAACAACCGACACAATTTACTAAGACTGAAAAGAAAGTTCTTCTCACTGAAACTACAGGTATAACTATCGGGGTTTTAGTTCTTATTGTAATTGGTGTGGTTTATGTTGTGACTGTTGCAGGGGTAAGTTCAGCTAATTCAAAAGCTATAACTTTAAATGAGCAAAGAATTAATAGCTTTGTTGAAACCTACAAAGGACATACAAGGATAGTTGATAAAAATTTTAATGAATTAAAAGGCGAGATTGGCGAGCTAAAAGGTCAGAATTTAATTATTATAGAATTGTTAAAGCGCAATGATGCGTCAAATTGAAGAACTAAAAGGAAGGTGGTTAAATGTATAACAAGAAAAAGAAAGGTCGCAAAAAAGGCGGCACAAAAAGAAAAGGATAAATTATGAGTGATGACAAAATTAAATTTGGATTTGAAGGATCAAGCTTTGCGGTAGCATACGATGGTGATGCTGATGGAAAAAACTCTGCTGAGTTAAAGGTAAATCTTGCGGAGGTCTTATCTGAGCTTAGAGGAAGTGGTAAGGCAGAGGTACAAGCTGACAAGGTTACTTTTGAGTTAGACGGATCTGACTTAATTTTAAAAGTTGATCTTGATGGTGATAAGGAAGCTGTGCTTGAGTTTAAAGCAAGTTTACTTGAGGGCTTACAAGAGGCTGGTATTCTTTAATGCAAAGTAAGATTCTACAGTTATTTTTTGTAAATGTAGTTTACCCACTAGCTCAAAGGCTGGTGGGTTATATTATTGATAAATACATATTAGAAAAATCTAAAAAAGCAATTGAAAAGAAGCAGCAAAAAAGAAAAGAAATAATAAAGGAATTAAAAAATGCAAGCTCCAACGAAGAAAGGCGTGCTTTATCTATTCGCCTTGCTAGTCTTAATAAGTAGCTGTCAAACTCCTGACGCTGCAGACATTGCGAGGCGTGTCGGTAGACCAGTTTTTCCAAATCCTTGCCTGTCTAATGGTGATGGCACTTGCTTTAGAAATGGAGAGCTTGAAAATACTGAAAATATGATATGCGGAACGCCCGAGGAATATGACGAGATTCAAACTTATATAGAAGATCAAGAGCTCAGACTTTATATCTGTCTTAGAAATTCGAGAAGGTGTGATTAGTGGCAAATACCTATGCTGATTTTCAAGCAAAAACCAGATCATCAAAGATATTATTGTGTCACATTGAGCCTAAGCAGCGGCTTTCTGTTTTTACCCTTGAGTCTGGAAGCATCTATAAAAAGTCAGTAAATTACGTTGTCGTAAATATAAAAGAAAATGGCACAAGTCTAACAGAGGCTAGTAGCTCATCTTTAAGCTCAGGAGAATGGTACTATGATAACATTAGCGGTGATCTCTATGTTAATACCAGTGAAGATTCTAATCCTAGCTCTAAAACTATCATCGCCACGTACAGGCTATTCTTCTCTAATAGACCTATTGATTTACCTTATGATCTTAACTCTGGCTTTGATGTTCATTACGAAGGGCGAATAAGCTCAACTTCCCCAATAAAAAAACAGCTTGATTATGAGCAAATAGGAGTGGTTTTAGAGTCGTCCACAAATGTTAAACTCGAAAATACTGACGGTTACTTTGATGAGTTTTATGATGTCTTAATTTTTGAGAATTCAAAAATTGAGCTTTATAGCTTTAGTGAAATATTACCTCTATCTGAAAAGAAAAAATTATTTAGCGGTATTGTACAGGATAAAAATTTTAGCGAATCATCTGTTACTTTTCAATGCAAAGACGATCTTTATAAGCTTAGAGAACTTGTGCAGCTTGAAAATTTTACCTCTAGTGATGGTAACGTCCCAGAGAGGTTTTTAAATAAGCCCAAAAGAAGAGTTTATGGTAGACATGACCAACTTCAATGCGTCCCTATTGATTCAATACTGGATGGATTTGAGCTTACTGGCACTGTTTCTGGTACATCAGGCTCAGCAACACTAACAGGCACTGGCACAGCATTTTTAGATGAGTGCTCACCAGAGGATGACTTATTTTTTGATGACGGTTCACAGGTTTTTAGATTTGGAATAAAAACAGTTGATTCAGACACACAAATAACATTAAACGAAAATCTAGACATTAATGTTAGCGGAAGCCTGACAATAAATCCCAAAATACCTTGGAGAAAAAAGAATAGAAACTGGCATATAGCAGGGCACAAACTTAGATCACCATCAACCACCGTTAGAATTGCCACAAGCTCCAGAAGGTTTAACTTAGATGACCCTAGTGACTTCTTGGATGGCGATTTAATAAACTTAAATGGTACAAACGTATTTATATCCACTATTGTTGGTGACTTCGTAACGCTAACCGCAGCATTTCCTAGCGGCATTGTGCCTCTAAATGCACCTGTAACTAAAAACCCACTAACCAGAGTATTTCTTGATGGTAGGGAGGTTTTTATTGATAGAGACTGGAGCGTTACCAACGGAAGCACTGATGCGATTTTAAATCTTGATCCGTTATCTGAGTTTAACATAGCCCAAGCCGTTGATATAAACCTAACTATAGATTTCACCAATGCAAGCAGGACTATAACTATAAATGGAGCTGATTTTACATCTCAGCTACAAACTAGAGACTGGATAAGAAGTGATGATATTAATCACACTACTTGGTATGAAGTCTTAGACGTTCAATATGACGAGGTTGCAAATGACACAACCGTTACAATAAGAACAGCCTACGCAGGATCTACTACTTCAACAAATGGTCAAAAGAAAAATGTTCAAATCGTAGATGACAGATCAATTATAACTGTTAACTGCATTGGTAAAGAGGACTCAAACGGAAAGTGGATAAGAACGGCTAGCGATGCCGTTGAGGATTTACTTACTGGTGACGCTCAGTTAACAAACATTAATACCTCATCATTTACAGAATCAAAAGAAGATGCTTTTTATACTCTAAGCTACAAAATACCAGAGCAGATAGGTGGAAGCTCAAGAGTTATAAGAGAAGTAATTAACGAAATAAATAGGTCAGTTATTGGATCGCTAGTTATTGATGATGACCAAAATTTCAAGCACGAAGTTTTATCTCCAAAAAAACCTGCTGATACTCAAACCTTAACAGACTCAGACATTTTGCGTATTTCTTCAATATCTTCAAAAAATGAAATAATAAGAAAAGTAATTGCATCGTATAGATTTTTTGCAGATAAATTCACAGGCGACAGATCAAGGCTTCTTTACGAGTTTACCAATCAATTTGTTGATGATCTTGTTGGGTCTAATAGGGAGCTTGAATTGGATCTGTTTTTATACGAGCTTGAAGATGCTACTGTAATAGCTCAAAGGTATGCTTTTTTTAACTCACTTAGTCAATCAATCATTACTTTAAAGGGTAAGCTCAACCTAGGTCAGTTCACCATTAACGATAAGGTCATATTGAGCCTTGACAGGCTATATAAGCGACTTGGAGCTAAAGACAGACGCAAGATAGGTATAGTTAACGCAATCACCACAGGGGGCTCTGACGTGTCTCTAACGCTTAGTGATTTAGGTAATATATTCTCCAGAGTGGGCAGTATCTCCCCTGATGATGCACAAGTATTCTCAAGCGCCCCAGATTCCGAAAAAATAGTCAGCAATTATGTGGTCGACAACTCAACCGAAACTCCAGACACTAGTAGCGACGCAGAGCTATATAATAATTTAATCGGCTAGATCAACGTGCTTCCAAGTTTTTCTTTGGAGTATATCTGATATGGCATTGGTCTGAACTCCGTATATCAGTGCTATTTTACTCATTGAAATAAATTTTGCCATCTTAAATATTATTTTTATATCGTGCTCAATAAATTTGGCGTTACCGTGGTCTGATCCAGTTACACTTCTCGCCAATCCCGTTAAAAGTGCGTGATTTCTGTTCTCGGCAGCAGTGCACCATTCTAGGTTTTTCAGGTTGTTATTGCTTTTGCAGCCATCTTTGTGGTTAATACATGGAAGCTCATATTCATTTAATAAAAAAGCAGTAGCCACCAACCTATGTACATAATATCTTCTTTTTTTGCTCTCTTTGGTTAGCCCAACAACCTTGTAACCTCTGCAATCTGATTGTTTCATTATTATTTCATTCAATTTTGTATGATTTACATCACCCTTTTTTCTTATTATTCTTTCTAGCCTTTTAATTCTAGCCCTATTGCTAACCTGATAAATTCCCTCGTAACCCTTAATGTCCTTCCATATTTCTTTCATATTGTACAAATAACAAAAAATGTTGATAAAATTAACACGATTGTAAATAATACAAGGAACGCTATGAGTTTTACTGAAATACCCACGAGCTGGCTTGACGTAGGTGACCCTTTGCGCAAAGAGCTATTTGATAGAATCCGTGAAAATCAAAACGACATCAATACCAGAATTGAAAATGTCGAGACCAATGCGAACAAAATTGTAATTTTTAACGAGATTGTTGTAAATGCTGCGACATTAAGCGCTGGTGGAACCGTTACAGGTTTAGATCTTTATAGATGCCAAGGTAACTTCAACTTAACCGATTGCAAGGTCTGGATATTTGAAAAGAACTCTTTAACTGGAAATCTTGAAGTAGATATTCAGGTTTCTTCAAGTGCGGATTTTACAAGCTCAAATAGTGTTTTTACTACAAAGCCAAGGATAGTTTATTCAACAGCATTAGATTATGATGAGTCTGCAAATGCTGTATTTAACGCAAGTTTTCAATCGGTTTCTTTGGGTGATTACTTGAGACTTGATATAAGTGAATTGCCTAGCGGTGGAACCCTTGGTAAGTTTGGAATATATTTTATTGGTGAAATAGCCTAGGAGAAATAATGAGCATAGTTGTACCGTTCAATTTTGCACCTGAAAGCGTAGATGTTAAGACGGCAAGCTACACTATACCAACTGGTAAGTATGCTTATGTCGCAGCTCACGTTGAAAATGGTGGCACTTTTACTATCGATAGCACAACGGCTTTAAGCTCTGAGGCTGGTGTTGATGGCGACGTTGATGACGTTAGTTTGTCGGGACTTGCCAACGGGACATTTTACACCGTCCCATCTGGATACAGGTTTGAGGGTATTGCCAAGGTTGCCAGTGGTAACTTAGTTGTGGGTGGAGTTGTTCGTACAAGTGGAACGGAATTTGTAGAGATAAAGGCGGGCTCTGGCGCAACAATTGCGACAACCGTTAACGTTTTATATGATATAATAGGTTACTCAATTAGAGTTTCTGATGCCGAAACTAGTGTAGCGCAAGGCTTTTGGCTTCCTGCTGGCACAGTAATAAATGGCACAGGGACTTGGCGCGCAACTGTTTCAATATATAACGAAATATCTTAAGGGGAATTTATGCTTTTATTTTTATTTGTTTTATCTTTTAGTGCAAACATTTACACTTATCAAAAATCTTTTGAAATTTGCAAGGCAGAGGATTTTAAACCAAAGGCTTGCGAGTGGCATAAAAAAATGGTTGAAGCTAACCCAAAAAGCAAGCACTACCCAGTTGAATAGTGAAATTTAAGCATAAAAAAGATATGAAGCTTTTCTTTTCATTGCATCCTGCACTTATTTTAATCTTTGCTGATCTTAATAATTATGCGTATGAAAAGCACAATATTGAGCTAACAATAACCTCCACTGTATCAACACCACAAGAAGATGCTGCACTTGGAAGGATAAGCTCTAGTCATGCTACAAGGAGAGCAATCGATATTCGCACAAAAGACATTGATGTTTTTGCGCTTCAAGATATGCTTACCTATATAAATTCAAAACCTGAATATAAAAAATACCATTACGTTTCTTTTTCAGGCGAAAAAAGACTTGCTTATTTACATGGCAAAGGTGATGAAGAACATATTCATTTAGCCATACACGCAGATTACGCCCTTCCTCAACTTGAAAATACATATATAGCTAGAGCAAAGTCGTACTTTAAAAGTCTGTTTTAAAAATCTTACACTTATTTTATTTGTATTTTTATTTGAGATAATAATTTTAGGCAGAATCCTTGTCTCTCAAAAAGCCGCTTGTATTCATGGATGAGTCTTGCGGCTATAATTCTCTAGGGTTATTACCTCTATGATTTGTTTTTAGATAACCGCCGCAATCTTGGCATTTAAATCTTTGATGTTTTGTTGTCGCAGTGTATGCCCAACCTTTGCTGTGGAGATTTGCAGAGCCGCATTTAGGACATACCTTTTCAAAATTTTTATTTTCGTTATCTACATTTTGATTTGGCAAGCCCTTAGTAAGCGGTCTAAGCTTTAAAAATAGCTTTTCCAACAGGTCAACGTCTTGCTTGCAGTATTTCTCCATAAGATTCTGGTACTTTTTTATTCTTTTGGAAACCTTGACCCACAAGTCCCAGCCGCCATTTTCTAGCTTTCTATCCTTAACAAAATACTCGCCTAGATAGTCTAGCTTATTAGAAAACATAAAAAGATTTGATCTTGCAACCGCACAAGTATCAACATGAGGAAGTTTGGGAAGCGGATCAAGCCCATGCATCACAAATTTAGTTTGAAGATACTTCCAATCAAAGCGCTTTCCATTGTGAGTGATGACGCCATCAGCATCTTTCATGACTTCGTAGATTGCTTTTGTAATCGCCTTATCATCGTTTATATCTTTATCCCAAGAGGGGTAATCCCATGCGTTTATGCAGTAAGTTCTTTTTGATCCAAGTTCTTTATAGCCAACTC